ACCAAGTACGCTCCTGATTCAATGCCTGATATGGAACACGAAACGTATGAGAAGATTCGCAACACCCTACACCGCATCCTAAACGAAAACGAACTACACCTATGAGAGAGCAATTTATGCGTATCGCTATGGCGAGGCTACGCAGCACCTATCCTTTCAAGCCCCAACGCCAAGCAGTAGCTGCTCGTATGTGGGTTCAGTATCTTGAACGTATGCGTGAGCGGGAACGTGAGAAGCTGCGCCAAGTTCGTGCCTGTGCTATGCACGCAGAGCAGCAGGAGTGGGAGCTTATGGAGGAAGAACTCAATAAGCGGATGGACATCATCGGGCAGAACGGCAACACAGGCGAACACTACGAATGATGCTCTACATTGTAACGCCTTGTTCACGACCAGAGAACCTCGCACAGATTCGCAAGTCCATCCCCTCCGCCCTTACTTGGGTGGTGATGATGGATGCCTCTACAGACCACAAAGCACCAAGCGGTGCAAGCGTAACCCACTATTCAACCCGAACAGGACATTGGGGTAACCCACTACGCAATGAGTTCCTTGACCTATACCAAGACCAGTTCACCGAAAATGACTGGGTATACTTCTTGGATGATGACAACATCCTTCACCCGAAGTTCATCCAGCAGCTTGAATCGCTCCTGCATCTGGATGCTGGCATAGTCACTTGGGGGCAAGAGGGAAGGCTACGCCCTACCGACCAACCAAGAATCGGAAACATAGACACCGCCTCTTTTATGTTCCGACCTACAAAGACCAACAAGCTACGCTTTGAAAACATCTACGAGGCCGATGGTATGTTCGCACAGGCAGCAACAAGGCTAACTAACCTTATCTGCGTAGAGGCGTACCTTTGCTACTACAACGCTCTGCGATGAAGACGGTAAACTCACTATCGGGAGGTAAGACCTCATCGTTTATGGCGGTACACTATCCTGCCGATATTGAGCTATTCTCGTTGGTGCGTACCGATAGCGAGAAGTGTTTGTTTCCAGATGCCTCAATAAGGCAGCAAGTATCCGAACGCATAGGACACGAATTTATTGGAACGCTTGAGCAAGATGAAATCATCTACACGATGCTTGACCTTGAGCAATACATAGGGCGCAAGATTCAATGGATAAGCCCCAAGACCTTTGAAGATGTCCTTGCCTCTACAAGAGGTACAAAGCCTAATGGAACGGAGTACCGCTACCTTCCGAATGTGATGATGCGCTACTGCACAACTGAACTAAAGGTGAAGCCCATCACCCAATGGCTATACGATAACACCGAACTACCTGTGAGGATGCGTATGGGCTTTCGTGCGAGCGAACAGGAACGAGCGCAGCGTATGCTGCTACGTCAAACTGAAGGCATTGAATACGCAAAGGTGATTGTCGGAAAGAGCAAGAGCCGAAACAAATGGAAAGACGTTGCCTATCGTGTAGCAGAGTTCCCATTGATAGAAGACAATATCTACAAAGACACCATTGAAGCCTATTGGCAAGACAAGCCTGTACGCTTTGCCTATATGAACAACTGCGTGGGATGCTTCCACCGAAGCCCAATGCTCCTCAAGCATATGAGTGACAAAGCTCCCAATAAGTTTGATTGGTTCATTGAGCAGGAGCAACACGGAGCGCAACGGAAGAAAGAAACAACATACGCAAAAATCAAAGCACACAAATCGCAGCACACGCTATTTGATGATGACTTCAACTCTTGCGATTCAGGATACTGCGGACTATGAAGAACCACACAAAGGTCTACCTAAAGGGGATGGGCTATGACACGACTGATTGGATTCCTTGCGAGGTATGTCAAGCACAGGCCGTAGACATCCACCACATAGAGGCACGTGGTATGGGAGGGAGCAAAGAGGCGGACACCATAGAAAACCTGATGGGATTATGCCGAGCCTGCCACAACGCATTCGGTGACAAGACCCAACACAAGGAGATGCTCAAGGCAGTCCACAATCACCACTTGTCAAAGCGGGTTATTTAGAATAGAACCAAATAAAACCAAAATGCCAAAAGGAAACCCCAACCTCGTAAAGGGAGGCCCAAGCCTCAACCCATCGGGTAGACCAGCAGGCGTACCCAACAAAACCACCAACAAGATTCGTGAGGCGTTCCAGAATCTCATTGAAGCCAACCTTGAGAATATGACCCTATGGCTCACGCAGGTAGCTGCTGATGACCCGAAGGGCGCACTTGACCTGCTGAATAAGATGGCGGAGTACACAACACCCAAACTCGCACGGGTGGAGAACTCCCACGAAGCAGCAGATGAACTCACCCAAATCAAAGTAGAGATTGTCCGTACTCCAAGTCAAGACAAGTGAACTCTTTGAAAGGAACTACACCGCACCCACACGGATAGTAGTCAATCAAGGAGGCTCTCGTTCTGGTAAGACCTACTCCATCTTGCAGATGCTTATTGTCATCGCAATGCAAGAGAAGGGGAAGGTCTTCTCTATTGTGCGTAAGTCGCTCCCATCGCTCAAGATGACTGCATACCGTGACTTCTTTGAGATACTCCGTAATATGGAGTTGTACGATGAGGCACGCCATAACAAGAGCGACTACACCTATACGCTCAACGGCAACCTCTTTGAGTTCATTTCGCTTGACCAACCGCAGAAGAAGCGTGGAGCAAGACGTGACTACCTATTCTGCAACGAGGCCAACGAGCTTTCTTGGGAAGACTTCTTTCAGTTGTTGGTTCGTACCACAGGCAAGATATGGATTGACTACAACCCATCTGATGCGTTCCATTGGATTTACGACAGGCTTCTAACCCGTGATGATGTAACGTACATACAAAGTACTTACAAGGACAATCCGTTTCTGGATGCCTCCATCGTATCGGAGATTGAACGCCTCGCAACAACCGATGAGGACTACTGGCGTATCTACGGCTTGGGTGAGCGTGGTATGAGCCGAGCTACCATCTTCCAGTTCGGAGCAACAGACGTACCCCCCAACGCAAGGCTCTTGTCAATGGGGATGGACTTCGGTTACACGAACGACCCTACCGCACTCGTAGCCGTATACGAATCCGATGGATGCCTGTACCTTGATGAGCTGCTATACCAGACAGGGCTAACGAACAACGACATCGCCAACGTGCTTACCTCGCTGGGTGTAGACCGAAGGAGTGAGGTGTATGCCGATAGCGCAGAACCCAAGTCCATTGAGGAGCTATACCGCAGGGGCTTCAACGTAAAGCCCACCGCAAAGGGTAACGATAGCGTGAACGCTGGCATTGACATAATGAAACGCTACAAGCTATTCATCACACCACGCAGCAAGAACCTTGAAAAGGAGCTGCGCAACTACAAGTGGACAGAGGACAAGAACGGCAACCTGCTGAACAAACCCATTGATGCTTTTAACCACGCTATAGATGCCGCACGATACGCTATCTTTAGCAAGAAAAACAACCCCAACTTCGGGCGATATTCAGTACGATGATTTTTGTAGCAGGCAAACTGGGTGGCGTATTCTACCACCGACTCCAAGTACCATACGAAGACCTGATGCTTCGGGGCTATATGGTCAAGTTCGGGCAGCTTGATGAGCTGGACAAATACAAGGGTGCTATCACGCATCTGGTTATTAACAGGGGCATAGCCACCAAGAACCACCGAGCATTCAGAGCGATGCTCAATAAGCACGGCATCAAGCTGATTCTTGACCTTGATGACTGGTGGGTATTGCCACGCCACCACGCCAACAGGAACGCTCTTAAAACGAGCGACATTCTATGGACAATAAAGATTGCTGATGAAATCCACACGACCAACGCATTCCTCGCAGAGCTGATTCAGAAGGAGAACCCATACGTTCCAATCTGGGTGCTGCCCAACGCCATTGACACACGTAGGGAGCAATGGACAGACATTGAAAAGGTAGAGGGCTTCAACGTGGGTTATATGGGTGCATTGCACCACGATGATGATTTGGCCTACAATCGCATCAATTTAGCTGGCCTTAACTCGTACACCATTGAGTACTACAAAGCCTCGCTAAACGCTTCTAATGCGTTTGAACGGGCTGACCACACCACCTACGGCAAGTTGTACAAGCAGATTCACGTCAGTATCGCACCTCTTGCTCCGAGTACGTTCAACAAATGCAAGTCCAACCTCAAGGCTATTGAAGCTGGTTTCACCAAGACGTGCATCATTGCGCAAGATATGCACCCCTACACCCCCTTCCTAAACGAGAACAACGCCATTCTTTGCAAAGGCCCAGCTCACTGGGAGGAGGAACTCAAGAACCTTGACCCAGCAAGATGCGCTGCATTAGCCGAGCAACTACATAAGGACGTGCAGTTCTACACCATCCAGAATATAAACGACACACGCCAGCAATGCTTCGCACAATAAACATCCCCAGCGTATGGGCTGACATCAAGCTCAAGGACTTCCAACGCTTTATGGGGGCAAACCCTACTGATGAAACGGCTGATGATTTAGCCCTGTCCATCTTCTGCGGCATTGACAAGGATGAGCAGAGCCTGTTCCCTGTGAACGAGATTGAGGATATCAAGACCATTATGGCAGGGGTGTTCATCCAGAACCCAGAGTTGCAACGCTTCGTGAAAATAGGAGGCGTGGAGTACGGCTTCCACCCCAAGCTGGAGGACATCAGCATCGGTGAGTTCGTGGACTTGGAGGAGTATATGAAAGACCCCATCAAGAACGCCACAAAATGGATGGGCATCTTGTACCGACCAGTTACGAAGAAGGTATTGAACCGACACGATATAGAACCATACCACCCAGATAAGCACGATGGCGCTGCGTTTGAGGACATCACGATGGATGTAGTGCAAGGGGCGCTGCTTTTTTTTTATCGTTTAGAGATAGGACTGCAGATATCTTCTCTGACTTATTTGAAACAACAGGGGGAACAAGAGAAGTCCTTGATGCCCGAAGTGCCTTTGGAAAACGATGGGGATGGTATGCAGTCCTCCATCAGCTTGCTGCAGGGGCTATACAAAATCTTGACAAAGTAACCGAGCTACCCTTGTACCAATGCCTGACGTGGATAACCTACGAGGCGGATAGGGCAAGACTTGAGCAGACCATATCACGACAACGTACCCGATAAGTGGTTTTCTATTTATGAAGTACGGCTACTATCAAGTGTGTGAGGCTCTGCAATCAGCAGCCGAATCCGCATCATACGTCAACTCGGTAACGTGGGGCAACATCTTTGACGTTGATATGCGCAAGATGACCCTATTCCCTCTGTGCCATATCCTCACGGGAACGGCTGAAATCCAAGAGCGCACCGTCACCTACTCCATTGACATACTGGTGATGGATGTGATGGACTACTCCAAGCAAGACCCGAATGTTGAGCCGTACTCGTTTCAAGGCGTGGCCCAGAAGCAAGACATCTACCATCGTAGCCTGTTCACCTTGCAGGAAATGATTGCCTCAATGCGCAGGGGTGACCTATACACCGATGGCTACCGCTTGGTCAACGACCCCGTATGCGAGCCTTTTGATGAGGACTTTGAGAACACGCTCTGCGGCTGGAAGTGTACGCTGCAGATTGAAACCCCCAACCCGACCATCATCTGCTAATGGCACGGCAGACAGGCAACCCCAACCTAAAGAGGGCAGAGAACACCCGACTTGCATTGGACAAGTTCGGCAAGTATTTGGTTGCTGAAAGCCGCAAGAACCTAACACGCAAAAAAAAGAACGTCACGGGCAACCTGTACAAGTCGCTGGACTACGAAATCACAACTGGCCCAAATAGCCTTGATTTTGACTTCTTGATGGCAGAGTATGGCGAGTGGGTGGACAAGGGTAGAAAAGCAGGAAAAATGCCCCCGTTCGGGGCGATATACGCATGGACTGCTCGCAGACGTTTGCAGTTCAAGGACAACAAAGGCAAGTTCCTGTCGTATGCTGAAACCGCACGCAAGGTGATGATTAAGATTAAGGCCAAAGGGATTGAGCCTTCTAACTTTTACTCACGCCCTTTCCAGCTTGGCTTTGAAAAACTACCCACCGAAATACAAGAGGCATACGGCCTCGATGTTGAGGACTTCCTAGAGTTTACGATAAACGAATTGAATAAAAAATACAAGTAATGGCTATCACTATCACCCAGCAGCCACCGACTATTAGCTTCGCAGGTAGCCCTATGGTCTACTCGGTAAGCTCTAACAACTCAGGCAACGCAGGATTCAAGTACGTTGCTGATGTATTCATTTGGTTTGGTGCTTCGGGTAGTGTGCCCGTGAGCTACACCTACCGCCTAATCAAGCGCAAGGAATCAGTCAGCAACCTCTACGGGTACTTTGATGTGAGCAACATCGTAAGCTCGTACCTATCCCAAACGAACATTGACCACGCAGCAGGTACGGCTACCGACAACGAGCAGACTGTCTGCAACGTGCAGGTCAAGTTCCGTGAGTATACCACCGCAGGAGGCATTGGTTCCGTTAGCGCAACAAGCAATACCATCCAAGCATACGATGGATATACGGAGTTTGTAGATGGCGTAAACGACACGACCACCACAGGGGTGATGACAAGCGGCAGCAGCCAGCAGTACATCCAGCTGGAGCAGGCTATGACCATCGGCATCGTGCCTTCTCTGGTCAATGGTATGTTTGTGGAATACTCGGATGGGCAAACCGCTATGACTGATGTAGCATCTTTTGGCGCTACGGATTCAACCGATTCTACCGACAAGCTTTACTTCATCCCAGCGGGCGTAGCCAACCTCAACGATTCGGTCATTGACCCCAAGCCAGAGGATGTCACCGACCTGCAGTACTACGACCTTTCGCTTGGCGATTACACAAGCATTGATTACGCACGTAGGGTAGTAACCGATGGCGGTACTTGCGAGGCTCTAACGTGCCTTGAGAACGCCATACAAGAGTTGGGCAATGATGATGCTGACTACACCACCCGCTTCTATCCTACCTGTGAGCCACGCTACACGCCTATCACCATTGCCTACCAAAATAAGTACGGGGCTTGGGACTACATCGTAGCCTTCAAGAAGTCGGTTGAGTCAACCCGTACCGACAAGAAGCGATACACCACCAACATCGGTACGATAGGTAGCAGCACTTGGACATACGACCCCACTACGGCATCGCCAAACAAGACCTACAACAACTTCGGAACGGATAGTATCACCCTCAATACGGGCTTCCTAAACGATGGCTACAATCAGATGGTTAAAGAAATGCTCCTATCTAACTCCGTATATTTGGTGGAGGAGGAGCGATACGCTATCTTGAACGATACGCAGGTGGAGTACAAGACCAGCCTGAATGACAATCTGGTGCAGTACACCTTCAATATGACCTACGCAGCACAAGTCAAAAACCGAGTATGGCTCTAACGCTTCAAACATCTACTGGCTACCTTGACATCTTTGAGGATGAGGGCATCAGCGTTGACTACAACATCGCTGACCTACGTGACCCTGCGGTCATCTTTAGCCCTATATCCAAGAGCTTCAGCGTACCAGCAACAGACGCCAATAACCAATTCTTCAAGCACTACTACGATGTCAGCATAGCGGGAGGATTCAACCCCTACGCAAAGCAGGATGTAACGCTCTACTCGGATGACGTTATTGTCATTGAGGGCTACCTCCAACTGCTTGATGTGGCTATGGAGCAAGGCGTACCAACGCAGTACCAAATCTTGGTAGCTGGTGAGAACGCTCGCTTTGCCCGTGAGGTGGGTGAGAAGGAACTGCGTGACCTTGCGCTTGACCCGTATCAGCATACGCTATCCTACGAGAACATCACCGATAGCTGGAATCTTGACCTGTTTGATGGCGATATCATCTATGCGCCTGTTGACACCCGTGTCTTTGCATCCGATACGCTCTTTGGCCCGCAGCAGTTGTTTACGCCTATGTGGGAGTCAGACTTCTATCCAGCCATCAAGACCAGCGTTCTGTTCAACCAAATCTTTGCGGATGCAGGCTATACGCTAAAGGCAGGCGAGGGTATTATGGATGATGCCAACTTCACCGACCTCTACACCCTCTGCTACTCAAAGGATAGCCTTGTGCCTTTAGAGGCCACGTTTAACAACCGCCTTGCGCAGGTGTACTCTAGCGGTACTTTGTCTATCCCCGATATCACGACTACTAATGCGAGCAAGATTGTACTCAATACGGAGGTCTACGATAACGGCAACAACTTCAACACCACAACTAATGCCTACGAGCTTCCCCTTGTAGGTGAGTACAAGTTCAACATACAGGGCAATATCACCTCGCCTTCTGGCTTATACCTGTATCAAATCGTTATGTATTTGGGTAATACCGCTATCCAAAGCAAGGATGTGGTAACGGCAAGTGTATTCTCTATTGACTTTGCGCATACGTTTACCAGTATTTCGGGTAGCAACCAAATAACCTTTCGTATTGGGGGCATAGAATCGGGAGGTACGCTTGCGGCTAACTGCCAGATGACGGTGATATCAGCACCCGACTTCCCATCAAACTTTGACATCACGCCCTCTATGTTCCTGCCGAAGATGAAGCAAAAGGACTTCCTCGCAGGGGTGGCAAAGATGTTCAACTTGGTATTCGTACCGAGCAAGGAAATACCAAACGAAATCGCAGCCTACTCGTATAGCGAATGGATTGCTGCTGGACAGGTGGTTAACTGGAACGAGGTGGTTGACATCAGCCAGCCTATTAGCATCAAGCCTACTACGGAGCTGCAGGGTAAGAGCATCAAGATGCGTATGGCGCAAGGCAACTCCCTTTTGGATGTAGCCTACGAATCAGCATACAAATACCCTCACGGAAGCGTAGAGGTAAACGACACGAACAACGAGTTTGCAGAGGGTGAGATTGTCATTGAAGCCCCGTTTGCTGCTACCATCACCAACCGAATCAACTCCAACACTACGTTTGAGGTCATCCAGATGTTTGATGGCGATGGTAAGCCCGTTGATTCCCCGCCTCGTATGTTGTACTTTCAAGGCACTAACGATACGAGCGACTACTACATCTTTAGGGCTTCCGATGGTACGTTCCAAACGCAGAGCCAATATCCTATCTTCTCGGTCAGCAGCGGCACGTTCACGGCAACATACGGCATCCCCCAGCTGGAAGGCGTAAAGCCCCCGAAGAACAACCTCCTCACCGAGTACTACTCCACCTACCTACTTGAGTTATACGCTACGGATGCGGTGATGATGGAGGTGAGCGTAGTGCTTGAACCGATTGAGGTATTTGGCTTGAGCCTAAACGACCAAATCTACTACGATGGCGAGTACTGGAGGATTAACAAGCTAACGGGCTACAACCCAGATACGATGACTGCAAAGGTAGAGTTGTTCCGTGCCTCGTTTGTCAACTCCTCGTTGTGTGCTAACACCATCACCTCGCTGAATAACAACGGCACAATCACCTTCAGCGGAGCAGCTACGCAGGAGTGCTGCGAGTTCTACGGCTACCGATGGGTAGACAATACCTGCTACTGGCGCACCAGCAAGTACGTCAAGGCAGCGAGCGCTGGATTGGTTGGTTTGGAGAAAGCCCCAATCGCAAACGTCAAGACCAATACTACCCGACCTACGGACACGCAGTACTGGTTTGATGTAACGAGCGACCTTGAGGCAACTGAATTCCGTTGCGTACCCATACACAACTACGCCACTCCTCTGTTTGATATGAATGTGGGCGACCATCAGGTAGTACGCATTACGCTAACCTGCGAAACGTATTCCTACCAAACCGACTACACGATTGTTCGGGGAGCAGCAGGCGATACGATACACGGATTGAGCAACACAGGTTCAGACCGATACAACATAACTATTGAAAAGGTAAACGGCTTCGCATCGTACCTGCAGCTTAACCATCAGGGAGGCACACAGGTAGCTGAAACGTGGAGCGTTATCGCAACAAGACAACAGGTGTTATGAATATAGGTTCTTTAATTAACGCTTTGAAGGGTGACCACTACGGAATCTGCGAGGAGATTGAAATCGCAAAGGGCAAGTGGGAACTCATTGAAAGCTGGGCAGAAGCAAAAGAGCAAATCAAAAGGCAATGGCGGTTGAGAAAGTAATCAAGCTAAAGGTTGAAAATGGCGAAGCCTTGCTCAACATTGAGGAGGTAAACAAAGCCCTTTCAGAAACCAACAAGCAGACCGATAGCCTAAATGCCACGATGCAGAATGCAACGGAGGCAATTGACAAGTATACGGGTGGTGCGGCTTCTGGATTCAAGGCAGTCATAAGCGGTGTCAAATCGTTTCTCGGCTCACTAAAGACAATGAAGGGCATCCTAATCGGAACTGGATTGGGAGCTTTGGTTGTTGCACTCGGTTCGCTCTTTACCTACTTCACGCAGTCATCACGTGGTGCTGACCAATTCGCCAAGATTATGGGCGGAGTTAACGCAGCCATCAAGGTTGTAATTGACCGCATCCTGCTTCTTGGTGAGTCGTTGGTGAGTTTGTTCAGCGGTGACTTCTCAAAGGCCGTAGATGGCTTAAAAAAGGCATTTACAGGACTCGGTGATGAGATAGCCCGTGAAACGAAAAGAGGAGCAGAGCTGGCAGAGCAGCTTGATAACATTGAGGACAGAGAGCGTGACCTCATCAAGCTCCGTGCTACGGCAAACAAAGAAATCGCAAAGGCTCGCCTGATTGCTGATGACCAAACCAAGTCCATCCAAGAGCGTGAGAAGGCAGTACGCAGAGCATTTGAGCTTGAGAATAACGTAGCAAAAGCCGAGCAACGCAACGCACAGGCATACGTCAAATACCTAAAAGACCGCATTGCTCTTGGTGAATCCACCGATGAGGACTTGCGGCAGCTCGCTGAAGCGCAAGCAAAGGTCACCGACCTGCAAACGGAGAACCTGCGCAGGAACAAGAAGCTGGAAACCGAACTGAAGGGACTACGTGCGGAGGCCAAGCAGCAAGAGGAGGAGTTCGCAAAGCTCCTAAAGGAACGCCAAGACAAAGAGAAGGAGTTTGCTGACTGGAAGGCCAACCAAGAAAAGCAAGATGTCATTGACCGCAACAAGCGCCTTGCAGAACAATCACAGGCTAACGCCAAGATATTTGAGCAGTATCGTGTATCGCTTGAGCAGTTCCGTATGACTGGCGAGAACGCTCTGCTTGATGAACTCAAGCAAGCGGAACTCCAGTACCAATCGCTCCTTGACTTGGCTATCAAATCAGGCCAAGACATCACGGCAGTCAACCTCGCATACGAGGAGAAGAAGAAGTCCATCAAGAAGAAGTACGCTGATGAGGAGCGCAAGCGTGAGCTTGAACAAGCAGCCAAATCCGTAGAGCTTGTTGGTCAGTCACTCGGTGCTATCGCAGGTCTTGTAGAGGCACTTAACAAGGACAACAAAAAGAACGCAGAGAAGAACTTTAAAATCACCAAAGCCCTTCGCCTTGCGGAAGCCATCGCAAACACTGCTGCTGCGGTTATGAGCCAGCTTACGGTAGGCCCAGCAGGATTCGTTCCTGCAGGTATTGCTGCTGCAACGGGTGCTGCACAGATAGCAACAATCGCTGCAACAAAATTCCAACCAGAGGGAGGCGGTACGCCATCACGCATCAGCACACCGAGTGTGCCATCTACGTCTGCTACGGCATCACCGATGATACCCAATATCCAGTTCGCTGGTACAGAAAACCAACTTGCAGGGCTGCTCGGACAACCGATGCGTGCCTACGTGGTAAACCAAGACATACAAAGTGCTAACCAGCTTGAGCGCAAGATTCGCTCCAGCGCAACAATCGGAGGATGAAAATCTACGAACTGATTTTAGAAGATGACAAGCTGATGGGCGTTGATGCTATCAGCATCGTTGAAAGCCCAGCCATAGAGGAGCAGTTCATTGCTCTGTCAAAGCAGCAGGTGCAGTTCAAAGTACAGAACGAGGACAAGCGTATCTTGATTGGTGCAGCCCTCGTACCCAATAAGCCCATCTACCGCATTGATGAGAAGACAGGCGAGGAGTACTACGTCTACTTCAGCGAGGCTACCATCCGAGCAGCAGCCGAATTGTATATGATTAAGGGCAACCAGAACAACGCTACCCTTGAACACGCAGAAGAACTCAACGGCCTATCGGTGGTGGAGTCTTGGATTATTGAGGATGAGGACAAGGACAAGACCCGTGCCTACGGCTTGGACTACCCTGTCGGCACTTGGGTTGTGATGATGAAGGTCAACAACGAAGCCATCTGGACAGAGTACGTCAAGGAGGGCAAGGTCAAGGGCTTCAGCATTGAGGGCTGGTTTGCCCAGCGTGAAAAGATGCGTGGCGAGAACCTGCAGGATGTGTTGAACCAGATTGAAATGGCAGAGGCCGAGCATATCCTTGAGCAGTACATCTTCGGTTCGGTGCGTGCTATCATCAAAAAAGATGGGCGCAGAAAGGCTGGCAAACGCCTTGAGATGGAATCATACTCGGACTACCCACAGGCCGTGCGTAACAACGCCAAGCGTGGCGTAGAGCTGAACGAAAAGAACGGCAACAAATGTGCTACCGATGTGGGCAAGATTCGTGGGCAGCAGCTTGCTGACGGCAAGCCGGTGTCTGTAGAAACCATCACCCGTATGTACTCGTACCTATCAAGAGCCGAAGAATACTACGATGAGAACGACACGCAAGCCTGTGGAACTATCAGCTACCTGCTATGGGGAGGGCTTGCTGCAAAG